TTCTCTATGAATTTGAATTTCAGTTTGATATATAGGGAATTCATCAAGATCTTCAATTGAATCGATCTTCTTAGCTGTCTTTTGAGCAAATACAGAAAGAAGAGCAGTTACATATTCGTTTTCTTTCTCTGCTGGTAGTTTAGGTACATATAAAGCAGGTGGAAGATTGATTATTCTGCCACCAATCTTAACCTGACTATCAGAGATAAATTGTGCTTTTGTGATTGATCCTTTCTTATTAACTTCAGATCTTTCTTGGAGCAATTGTCCGAATATATCAGTTAATTCTTGTGGTAAATTAATGCCTTTAAGTTTATATCCTTTTTTTTCAAAGCCATCAATTAGCAATTGTTTTGCTTCAGTAGTTAAACCTGCTGCTCTATAAGTATATTTGAAATTCTTCGATGTTATCTTACCCTTTAAGAGTTTAGCATCAGCTATAGGCATATCGATTTCATTAGATTCATTTAATAATTTTTCACAATAATTCGGAGATTTCATGGTTACAGCATTAATAGATTCGATATCCATCAATGATTCATCTGTAAACCAAGTTATGACATCTTGATATATTTGCTTAGCAGTAACCTTGCCAGTTTTTGAATCTGGTTGAATTTGACTTGCAAATGAATTTTGAATTAAGTTTATAAACTCATAAATATGCATTGATTTGCTCCTTTCATAAATCGGACTGAATACCTTAGTCCGAACACCGCTGAGATGAAAAAGACTCATTTAGTACAATTATAGTGTCAAAACGTGCAAGGCAAAATTAGTAATAATTTTTGATTGTATGCTTTTGATTAATTATATCACGAAATGCCAGACTTTACAATTTCTCAAGTAATTTAAATTAAATTAAAAGTTTGAGATAAGTATTTTTGGCACTGTGTTAAGGAAGTCACTACTGCAGAAGATATCGCTGCATCCCACGTAGGACTTTCCAAAACACAAAAAACGCAGAAAGCTGTGGGAGCGGACTGCAAATAGAAATGGAAATCTTGAAAAAGGTACTCCGTTCTTTTTGCTACGCCCGAATAACGCTTGGACTGCACTAAGAGATCTCCATTTCTAAAAAAAATTCTGAAATGGAGGTTTTTTAATGTTAACAAATCTAAAAGATGAATACTCCAGTGAAGCTGAAATCAGGCTGGCTATCGCTGAGTACAACAAAGACAAGAAGCCTGAGGAAGATATGCGTTACTGTTCTTACTTTAACAGCATCACAAGAAAAAGAATGTATGTGCCTTGTACGATTGAGTATTTCCATTCATGGCGAAATATGCTGGCAGAGGAACACAGACAAAGGGATAACGAAAGCAGATGCTTAGTTCCTTCTGAAAGATACTCATATATGAAAAGGTGTCAAGAGGACTGTAATAACTGCCCATTCGGTAAAACTCACAGAGATGGTAAGTCATTATCCTTAGATCAATTCTTAGAAGATAACAACTATGAAATGGCAGACATACATACTGATACACCGCATGATGCGTTAATTAAGTCTGAACGAGAGGAAGCACTCGAACGTGAACTATCGCTTCTAGATGAAGAGAGTCGGATGATACTGAATCTATTCAATGATGGTTGCACAGATGATGAAATCGGTAAGGCTATGGGCCTGAAACGATCAACCGTTCAATACAAGAAATCAAGCCTTATAAAAACACTTCAAGAAAAACTTAAAGATTATATTTGATATTTTTTTGGCAAAAACCTGTCGGGTTCCCATTTGACTTTTAGAAGGCAAAGAACAGTCTTCAAAAAAATCAAAGGAGGACCTAACTATGGTTGACGATGTTCAAGAAGCTAGAGATGAACCCGTAGTAAGCAAAGTTGATATTTTTGATTCTTTATTAACAATCAGCTTTCTTACTAAGGCTCTAGCAGAAGAAGTAATGCTCCTAGAAGGAGATGTAAAAGAAGGAGGTGAGAAAGATGGCTCAAAGGGCACATTCGATCTTGGCTCCAAGTAGCAAAGAGTGGTTCTATTGTGGATACGCTACTAAATTCCTAGCAACTAAAACTGAAGAGACTACAGAAGCGAGTGAGTTTGGAAGCGAATGCCACCTATTAGCAGAACACTACATCAGACAAAGCTTAAAACTTGAAGATTATGAATCTGGCAATAAAAAGACAACAGATGAAATAAAAGCAGGTCTTAAGCACTATTCAGAAGAAATGGAGCGATTAGCAAATGGCTACGCTAACTATGTAATCAGCACAGTTGATTATGAAGCAAAGCGTACGGGCAAGCAGCCAGTTGTACTAATTGAGCAGCTTCTAGAAATGGACTATGCACCAGATACACATGGCACTCTGGATTGCGGAATTATTGCAGGCGATACGCTCACGATTATTGACAACAAGACTGGATTTATCAAAGTCACACCTTTTGATGAAACACTCAATGAACTAAACAGTCAGCTTGGGATTTATGGGCTATATGCGTACAAATGCTATAAGGACTTTTATCCAATTGATAATATCCGATTGGTAATTTATCAAGAACGAATTCACAACGTTTCAGAGTATTCCATCACTTCAGAGGAACTTGAAAAATGGGAAAAAGAAAGACTTATCCCAGCAGTAAAAGAAGCATTAAGTGATGATCCAAAAGCCAATAGCGGTGTTTGGTGCAGATTCTGTCCTGGACGTAATAGCTGCAGAAAAAGAGCTGAAGATACACTTCAAGTGGTCAAAGAAATGAAAAAACCTGAATTCATGACCGATGATGAAATCGAAGCTATTTTAACAAAGCTAGACAGCATAGCCACTTACATTGATGACATTAGAGAGTATTGCTTGAAAAAGGCTATAGAAGGCAAAAAGTGGAAAGGTTACAAGATTGTTGAATCGGTTACTAAACGCAAAATCAGTGACGAAGATGTCGTTGCAAAAATCCTATCTGATAACGGCTACAATCCATTCGCACCTAAGAAATTAATGCCTATTAGCGAACTACAAAAGATGCTCGGAAAAACACAATTTAATGACTTAGTCGGAGGCTACATCATAAAGCCAAAAGGACAAGCAGTGCTAGCTCCTGAATCTGACGCTAGAGAAGAAATGATAATCAATAAGGAGATGAAATAAGTATGTTAAACATCGTTAGTGGTGTTGAGAAGACACCGATTAAATTTTGTATTTACGGTGCAGAGGGTGTTGGTAAGACATCTTTAGCATCAAAAATGCCTGATCCACTTTTCTTAGATACAGAAGGTGGAACATCAAGATTAAATGTCAGACGAATCAAAATTTCAAGCTGGGAAGAGTTAATCGCAACAGTTAAAGAGGTTATTGATAATCCAGAAGTATGTAAAACCTTAGTGGTAGATACAGCAGACTGGGCTGAAAGTTTATGCACTGACTACATTTGTAATAAGTATCGCAAAGCCAATATTGAGGACTTCGGATTCGGGAAAGGTTACACCTACCTTGCAGAAGAATTTTCTACCTTACTACAACTATTATCCAAGCTTATTGAAGTTGGTATAAATCCAGTAGTTATTGCTCATGGAAAGCCAAGAAAATATGAGCTTCCAGAAGAACAAGGGCAATTCGACAGATGGGAAATGAAACTTACAAAACAATGTGCTCCATTAGTCAAAGAATGGTGTGACGTCTTACTTTTCTGTAATTATAAAACCTTTGTTATCACCACTGAAAATAACACAAAGAAAGCAAGTGGTGGTAAGCGAGTAATGTATACCACTCATAACCCTTGCTGGGACGCAAAAAATCGCTTCAGTTTGGCTGATGAACTAGACTTGGCTTTCAGTTCGATATCTCATTTATTTGAGGACGTGTCGCCTAAAACGGGCCAACCTGAGCCTACAAAAGAGACAATACGACCTAACATTGAAAAGTTAAAAAACATGATTCAAGAAGCAGGTATTACTGAAGAAGATATCAAAGTAATCGTGGCAAATAAAGGTCATTATGCTCTCGATGCTGATATCTCGACTTATTCAGAAGACTTCATTACCAGATAGATAATTCCAAACTGGACAAAAATTATTCAAACAATCACTAAAAATAACGGAGGAATGTAAAAATGGCTGAAATTAATAATAACCAAAACATGATGTTGGATTGGAACGACTCCATTGAAAATGATGGACAAGAGTTCGTTCTGTTACCCGAAGGTGACTACAACTTCGTAGTTACAAATTTTGAAAGAGGAAGATTTCCTGGTGGAGCTAAAGTTCCAGGGTGTAACAAAGCTGCAATCACTGTTCAAGTAAATGCACCCGAAGGTGTATCAATTGTTAAGTTTGATTTATTGCTTTATCGCTCACTAGAATGGCGTATTTCTGGGTTCTTCCGTAGCATCGGGCAAAAGAAACATGGTGAAAAATTAACTATGGATTGGAATAAAGTTATCGGTTCAAAAGGACGTGCTCATTTCAAGCAAAGAACATACGTTAATCAATCTGGTGAAGAGAAGACAATCAATGATCTTGATCGTTTCATCGATTATGATCCTAAGTTTTTTATGGTTGAAATCAGCGATGATGATCTTCCATTTTAGGGGGTAATCTATGGAATTAAGACCGTATCAAAATGAAGCTGTAAGTGCAATTTTTAATCAATGGAATAGCGGATTCAAGAATACATTACTTGTTTTACCAACGGGGACAGGTAAGACGGTCGTTTTCTCAAAGGTTGTTGAAGAAGAAGTCAAAGATGGTAGCAAGGCATTAATTCTTGCCCATCGTGGTGAACTTCTCGACCAAGCATCGGACAAGTTAAAGGTAGCTAGTGGGTTAGATTCTGCTTTAGAAAAGGCAGAGTCTACCTCCATCGGCTCACCGCATGATGTCACAGTTGCTTCGGTTCAAACATTATCTCAAGAAAAGCGACTAGCCAGATTTCCAAGAGATTACTTCAAAACAATCGTGGTGGATGAAGCACATCATTCGATGTCACAAACTTACCAGCGAATATTAAAACACTTCGATGGTGCAAGAGTACTAGGCGTAACAGCTACACCAGACAGAGCAGATCAAAAAAATCTAGGACAATTTTTCAACAGCAAAGCTTATGAATATTCAATGCATCAAGCAGTAAGAGATGGCTATTTATGCCCTGTTAGAGCACAGATGATACCACTTGAACTTGATATCAATAGCGTAGGAATTTCTAACGGTGATTATGCTGTCGGTGAAATTGGTGGTGCATTAGAACCTTACTTAAATAAAATTGCAATCGAAATGGTCAACTACTGCAAAGGTCGCAAGACAGTCGTATTTTTACCTTTGGTAAAGACCTCACAAAAGTTCTGTGATTTGATTAATGTTCATGGATTAAAAGCAGTTGAAGTAAATGGAAACTCACCTGATAGAAAAGAAATATTAAAAGACTTTGAAAATGGTGAGTACGATGTTCTTTGTAACTCAATGCTGCTTTCTGAGGGATATGATTGTCCCTCAGTAGACACAATAGTAGTTTTAAGACCTACAAAGATTAGAAGCTTATATCAACAAATGGTCGGTAGAGGCATGAGACTTAGTCCTGGCAAGAAGGAACTTTTATTACTAGATTTCTTATGGATGACAGAGCGTCATGACTTATGTAGACCTTCAGCTCTTATTTCAAAAGATGAAAGT